GGTGGCCAGCCCGTCGGTGAAGCTGCACTGCTTCAGCCGGCTCCGGCGCCTGTGGCCAAGACCGTCACTGCTGCCGCGGTGTGGAAGCCGCCGGCGGAATGGTTCGCGAACCCTCAGCTGTCGCTCCCTACGCCCATCACTGTCACCGACGATGGCCGGATCTATGGCCACGCCGCACAGTGGGGTTCGTGCCACATCGGTCAGGAGGGTGCGTGTATCAAGCCTCCCCGCGAGGACGAGCACCCCTACTACCGGACCGGCGAGGTCGTGTGCGCTGACGGTTCGCGTGTAGCGGTCGGTCAGATCACCGTCGGTACCGGGCACGCGCCGCTTCACCTGGGCGCGCAGCCGGCCGCGGAACACTACGACAACACGGGCGCCGCAGTCGCTGACGTGGCGGTCGGAAACGACCAGCACGGCATCTGGGTGGCGGGGTTCATCCGCCCTGGTGCAGACCCGCTTCGGGTGTACGAGCTTCAGGCCGCGGGGCAGGTGTCGGGTGACTGGCGCCGGATCGGTGGCCAGCTGCGACTTGTGGGTCTTCTCGCGGTGAACGTGCCTGGTTTCCCGGTGCCGAAGATGCGGGCGCGGGTGGCATCTGGTCAGCCGCAGGCGCTCGTGGCTGCTGGTCGGCCTACTGTAGGGGCAGGCATGTCTCAGTCGGAGCTCGAAAGCTGGGCGACGCGGGTAGTCATGCGGATGTTGTCGCGTCAGGTCCATCCGGGGAGGGGGTGATCGTATGTGCAGCTGTCGGAAGAAGCGGAACCTCACGCCGCCTCCGCCTCCGCCCCCGCCGGGTCTCTGACCTTTACGTTTACCGGTTCGGTGCAACGAATTGACGATTGTCGTTTCGTGTGCTACGAGCTATCCTCTCGCTTGAGGCGCGCCGGATGCGCCCGCTACCGGCGCGCCCCATAGCGGGCACGCACTATTCCTCCCAGTGGATAGGAGGCGGCACGTGCCCGCAGAGGAACTGTTCAGCGCCCCCGCTGATCTGACGCTCATCACCAACGACGACGAGCTCCGCGCCATCGAAGCCGCGGGCGTCGCCGAGTTCGACCGACTCGACCAGCTTGAGAACGTCGACCCCGAAACCCTCGCCTACGCCATGCGCGTCAAGGACGACCTCAGCCGCGTGCGTGCTGAGCTCCGCGTCCGCGACGTCCGCGTCCAGGAGCAGGCCGCTCTCGCGCAGAACAAGGTGGCGCAGCAGCTCGCTGCCGCCCGCGCCGAGGTCCACGGAACGCCGGCCGTCGAGGCGACGACCGAGGCCGCGCCGGCTCCGATCGACACGGAAGCCATCGCCGCCGCTGCCGCGCGTGGCGCCACGTCCGCTCTCGCCACCATCATGATGGACCGGCGCGGCGGATCGGTTCGCCCCGAGGAGATCAAGCGCCGCGCGGTCGCTTCCCTCGCCGAGACCAGCGAACTCACTCCCCCCTCCCAGGTCTCCGAGAAGCGCCTCGCGATCACCGCAAGCATCGACATCCCCGGCGTTGCGAGCGGCGACGGGATCACGTCCCTCGCGTCCCTGACCCAGGTCATGCAGCGCAAGGCGAAGTCCATCCCCGCGACCGCCAACGGTGTGGGCACCGAGCATGTCGTTGCGACCATCCGCAACGACTTCAGCCACACCGTCGACGACCGCACCAAGCCCCAGGAGATGGAAGAGCTCTTCCGGTACCTGCGTCGCGAGGAAGCCGGCTACACCGCCGAGTCCCTCGTCGCCGCAGGTGGCTGGTGCGCCCCCTCCGAGATCCGGTACGACTTCTTCAACATCGCCTGCTCGTCCGGTCTCATCGACCTGCCGACATTCGGTGTCTCCCGCGGCGGCATCCAGTTCCCCGTATCGCCGTCGCTCGCCGACGCCATGCTCGCGCCCTTCGGCACCACCCTGTCGAACACGTCGCAGCCGTGGCTGTGGACCGAGGCCGACGACATCGCCGCCCTCACCGGCTCGCCCACCAAGCCGTGTGTCCGGGTCCCCTGCCCGGACTTCGACGAGGAGCGCCTCGACTGCTACGGCATCTGCCTGACCGCCGGCAACCTCACCGACGAGGCATACCCCGAGGCGACACAGAACTTCCTGCGCCTGCTCATGGCAGCCCACGACCACGCGATCAATGCGCGCCTCATCGCGCTCATGGTCGCCGCGTCTTCCGCTCCGATCACCATCACCGGCGGCGCCGCTACCGACGCTGCTGCGCCGCGGATCTTCAACGCCGCCGGCCTCGCCGCAGCGGACTACCGTGAGCGGTACGGCATGTGCCTCGACGACGTCCTTGAGATCGTCATCCCCGCCTGGGTGCGCGAGGTCATCCGCGCGGACCTGGCGTGGAAGGCCGGCGTCGAGCTGTTCGAGGTCACCAACGCGCAGATCGACTCCTACTTCATGGCGCGGAACGTGCGCCCGCAGTGGGTCGACGACTGGCAGGTTCGCGGCGCCGGCCAGTTCGGTGGCACCACGCCCATGACCGCATGGCCGACGACAGTCGACTTCCTCATCTACGCCGCGGGCACCTTCGTCCACGGCAACGGCATGACGCTCGACCTCGGTGTCATCCGTGACTCGGTCCTCAACGAGACGAACGACTTCACGGCCGCGTTCTCCGAGGAGTGCCACCTCGTCGCCCGCGTGGGTCACGAGTCTCGCCGCTACACCGTGCCGTTCAACGTCAACGGTTCGACGTCGGCACTCCTGACTGGCACCGTCCGCGTCTGATCCCTGTCAGCCCCTACGAGCGGAAGAGGTGAGCGCCGGTGGCCGGAGCACGCCAGATCGTCGACGCCCCCGGCTTCACCCTGCTGCCGTATGGGCTGTGGGACGCAGTAGAGCAGCGCAATCCTGGTGACCCGCACTGGCAGAACGGGGTCACCTGGGTTGAGCGTTGCCCCACCGGTGACACGACGTACGACGAGTGCCTCGCTGTCACCGGTACCGGTGGTCCTCCTCCGGAACCGCCGCTCAAGACGGACAACGTCGCGCAGCAGTTCCGCGGTGCAACACCGTTCACAGTTGTCGCCGAGTTCGACTGCACCCCAATCGGACTCGGCGACGCCACCACAGTGGCCGAGAACGCGCTGGCCCGGGTGGAGCAGCAACAGGTAGAGGAAGCGTTCTGGACCGGGGTAGCCGGCGGTCAGGAAGTCGTCTTCCCGCATCTTGCTGCTGACGCGGAAGTCCTCGACGCCAACGACATCGTTCTCCAGATGCCGGCGGTCGTCTGCTCTGAAGCACAGGACGCTGCGCATGCCCTCGGTCTGTTGGAGGAGTGCCTGGCCCAGTGCTATGCGGGGCGCGGTCTGATCCATGTGTCGCCGGTGGCGCTGGACACACTGGCTGCGTGGAATCTGGTTGTTGACCGTGGTGGTCAGCTTCAGACTGTGCGCGGTAATCGTGTCGTGGTGGGTGGTGGATATCCCGGTACTGCGCCGGATGGCACGCTTCCCGCGGCGGGCACCACGTGGATCTACGCCACTGGTTCCGCGTTCGGATACCGCAGCCGGGTGAGGCTGACTTCTCCGCAGGAGTCCCTTGACCGCGCTACCAACACGCTCCGGATGATTGCGGAACGTACGTACGTCATCGGTTTTGAGTGCTGCCTTCTCGCAGCGCAACTGACTCTCGGTGTGCCGACCACATAGGAGACACCATGGCTGCAACTTCTACATGCGTCGTCCCCATCAAGGGCACGCACTTCCGCATCGTCGCGATCGACGTCTGCGGCAACCCGATCACCGGGACGGGGGGTCTTGTCGCGACCACGGACGCGTTCGTGTCTGTGGAGTCGACGGAGGAGTACGAGGAGGGTGAGGAGTTCTTCGAGCGGACGGCGTCGGGTGCGCCGTGCGTGAATCAGAAGGACGACCCCACCCTGAAGCGGACTGTTCTCACGATCCAGCTGTGTGAGATCAACACGTCGATGGCGGCGTACATGCTGTCGGCGCGTGAGCTGACGACGGGTACCCCGTCGACGGGTACTGGTTTCGCGCTGGCGGAGGGTAACCCGACGAACCGGTTCAGCCTTGAGGTGTGGCAGGAAGTCGCTGGCGCGGGTGCGTGTGACGCGTCGGGTGCGCAGCGGTTCATCTACAACGCGTGGCCGAACGTGGGCGCCGTGCAGAAGCAGGCGTACACCATCGAGAATGGCCGGTCGACGCTGGAGATCTCTGCGGAGACGCGTGGTGCCGGCCCGACGTGGGATACGCAGGTGGGTGCTCCGTGGCTGCCGCCGGGTGAGTTCATCGACACGGATGAGCACTGGCTGTGGAACGTGACGACGACGCCCCCGCCGGCCGCGTCGTGTGACCCGACGACTCTGTAGGGGTGTTGTATGGGGCTCGTCCTGTACAGCCAGTTCATTCAGTTCCCTGACGGGACTCCGGCTGCTGACTTTCCGGTGCCGGTACTACGACGGGGATCGAACCAACTGTCGCTGCTTTTTCAGGACGAGCTTGGCACGTTGCCTGCGGCTAACCCGTTCGTCACGGACGGGGATGGCTTCATGTCGTGGTGGGCGGCGCCGGACGAGTATGAGACGTGGATGTCCGGCTTCCCGCTGCGTATTCCTATCGATCCTTCCCACACGGCCGCGGTGTTGCCGGGCCTGTGGGTTCATCAGCAGAGCACGCCGGCGACGGTATGGACGGTAGACCACCACTTCGGTGTTGAGCCGGCAGTGAGTGTCCTTGTTGCTGGGCAGCACACCGAAGCTGATGTGACGCACCCTGACGCACAGACCACAGTGATCACCTTTGCCGTGCCCACTGTGGGCATGGCGCAGCTCAGGAGGTAGCCATGTCGGGGGTTCAGTTCGGTCAGCAGATCGATATGAACGGCTTCAAGATCACCGAGTTGGCGCCCGGTACGGATCCGACCGACGCGGTGAACGTGAGTCAGCTGTCGACGTCGACGTACAGCGGGTTCGCGGCGAACGTCGGGGACGGTGCGGCGACCACCTTCAACGTGGCGCACAACCTGGGGACGCTCGATGTTGTGGTGGGCGTGTACGAGCTCGCCACGAACCACGACGTGATGACGGATGTGGCGCGTGTCGATGCGAACACGGTCACGGTCACCTTTGGTTTCGTTGTTGCTGTCGACTCTCACCGTGTTGTTGTCCTTCCGGTGAGCTGACGTGGCCAACCGTATGGCGCACCTGCTGCGCCTGCTGAACCGCACGACGAACCCGACGCCGACGCCGGCGTCGGGTGAGACATGGTACGACTCCGTCAAGGATCAGGTTCTGATCTCTGACGGGCAGAGCGGCGATCCGATCGTCGTCGGCCCGTACGGGAACCTTCCTGTTGTGGCTGCGGGGCGGTGGCATCTACTGCCCGCGTACGGGGCGCAGGCGACAGCGAACGTGCCCGCTGGCACTATGTTCGCGCTTCCGTTCCAGCCTGGGCGTACGTGCACGCTGACGGCCGTGGCGGCGAATGTGACGCTTGCTCTCGTGGGGGGTGTGCTGCGCTTCGGCCTGTACACCGCTACGGCCGGAGGCCTTCCGGGAGCGCTGGTCTCGGACTTCGGCACGGTCAGTGTGGGGGTTACGGGCATCCGTCAGATCAGTGGACTGTCGACGGTGGTGCGGCCGGTGCTGCACTATCTGGTCGTCGGGCGCCAGGGGGGTGCCGTAAATCTGGGGCTTACTACTCGGGCGACGGGCGATCCGATCGTGTCGGAGGCGTCGCCGACGATCGCGGGGAACTTCAGCGCGTACACGCAGACCGGCATCACGGGTGCTTTGCCTGCGAGCTTCGGTACGCCCGCCGGGGTTGATACGGGTCCGTCCATCGCTGCTCAGCTGAGCTAGGAGGAGCCATGGCCCTACAGCGGTACAGCAAGCGGTTCTGGTTCCCTAACAACACTCCGGCCGCGCACATCGAGGCGCGGGTGTTCTTCGAGGATCTCAACGCTTTCGTTCCGCTCTTCGCGGATGCGGCCGGCACGGTTCCGCTGTCGAACCCGACTGCAACGGACGGCGCTGGTGTCCTCACGTTCTGGGCCGAGGTGGGCACCTACTGGCTGCATCTGGACACCGAGTCTTTCCTGATCGATGTCGGCATGACGCAGGAGCAGGCAGATCTTTCGACGGGCGTAGCGTCGGGCGGCGAGCTGAACATCGCTCCGGGGAATCCTCAGGCCGTCGAGATCACGCCGCTCATCGGGTACGTGGTCGACAACATCGACACGCTGTCAGTGCCGCCTTCTATCGTGAAGGTCGACTCGCCGCTGATGACTGTGCCGCTGGACGCGGCAGCGTTGTCTCGGTCGATCACGTGGTGGTTGATGACGTCTTCCGGGACGGTGGTTCAGCAGGCGACCCTTCCGACGCCGGAGCAGCGCCGCACTGATCTGGTGCTGGGGGTGTCGCTGTATGACACCGGGCTCGGGCAGCTGGTTGAGGCGCAGTCCATCTCTGTGAGTCTTCCGCAGCAGGCTAACCAGCTTGCCGACATCATGGACTCTCTCGGGCCCTTCAGCCTGAGCGGAAACCTGCTCACGGCGAATGGCGCCAACCTGAGCTTCGACAAGTCTGCGGGGGTGCTGTTCTCGCGGGGATCGAACCGATTCGTGTCGGGGATTCTGACGGAAAGCCCCCACATCTCGCCCAGTCCAGGGCAGGTTCCGGCGACGTTGCGCCGCATCATCCGCACGTCGATCATCCCGACACCGCCCCCTGTGGCAACGATCGATCCAACGAACTATGACTTGAACGGTGTCCTCACTCCAGTGGGTGGGGGTACGAACCGGTCGACGATTCAGCGGGTGTGGCTGTTCGCTACCAACGTGGCGTCGTCGCAGATCGCCGTGCAGTACGGGCAGGCCGCTTACAACAGCCTCGGCGAAGCGGTAGCAGCGGTCGGGGTGGAGAGGTTCGTTCCGGCGCCTGTTACTGCGGTGGGAGCTTTGATCGGCTATATCGTCGTGACGAGGACGGCGACTTCGCTGGCTGATCCGACGCAGGCAGTGTTCATCAAGGCTGGGAAGCTTTCGACCCCTTAGGAGGTGTGGCATGCCGGTCATTAACCCCACTCCGCAGACTGTTCCGGGTGGTGACGGCGCGGGCACGAGTGGCCCGTGTGCGGATTGGCCGGTCACGTGGACGTGTGACGTCGAGACGCTGAATCCTGCGGTGACGGGCATGGCCGTGTCCATGGCCACGGAGTTTCTGTGGGCTGCGACGGGGATGCGGTTCGGGGTGTGTGAGATCACCTTGAGGCCGTGCCGACGCGAGTGCCAAACGGCTGGGTTCTATGACGACTTCGGTTTGCCGTGGTCGGGGATGTATCCGCAGCCGGCTCTGATCGGCGGTCTCTGGTTCAACTTGGTGTGTGGCTCGTGCGTGGGGGACTGTTCCTGCGGGCGCGTTGAAGAAGTGGTGTTGCCGGCGCCGGTGAACCGGATCGTCGAGGTGCTGATCGACGGTACGCCGCTGGTGTCGGGCGCCTACCGGGTGGACAACAATCGGCTGCTGGTCCGCACCGATGGCGGTGAATGGCCGCGGTGCAACGATCTGTCGAGGAATGACGACCAGCCTGATACGTGGTCGGTGCGTGCCACGTACGGGGAGGAGCTCCCCGAGGGTGCTTCCCTGGCGGTTGGGCAGCTTGCGTGTGAGATCGCCCGGTCGGCCATGGGTGGTGACTGCAAGCTGCCGGCTGGGGTACAGCAGCTGGTGCGGCAGGGCATCACGATCTCGTACCCGGATGTGGGCGAGCTGTTCCGGCAAGGACGGACGGGCCTGTACTTGGTGGACATGTTCATCTCCACATGGAACCCGTATGGGCTGAAGCAGCGGTCTCGTGTGTACAGCGTGGATCGTCCCAGTGTGAGGAGGCCCAACACGTGATCAGTGGGCCGCTGAAGTGGTACGAAGTGGCGTCTCGGGTTGAGCAGGCGATCTATGCGGATCTGACGGAGAAGCCGGACCGTCACAGTGTGGTGCCGGGTGCGATCGCGTGGGATGCGTGTGACTGTGGCCTACTCGCTGTGTCGCTGGTGCAGATCTATGTAAGCGAGCTGTTCCCGGACCTTCAGTCTCGTCGCGTGGGTAACAAGTGCGACGCCCCCTATGAGGTGGGTGAGTTCGTGGTGCAGCTGATCCGGTGTGCCCCGAACCCTGACGACCAGACTGGCGTGCCGACCGTAGAGGCTCTGGACGCGTCCGCGCGTGAGGTTGATCGGGATGCGTATGAGGTGCTGAAGGCGGTGTCCGAGTTGCTGTGCCAGATGAACGCTGACCGGGAGATCTCTGACTTCATGCTGCGCCCGCTGACGTCCCAGGGCCCGTCGGGTGGCTGTGTGGGTAACGAGCTGCGGTTCTTCGTATCGCTGCTCAGGAACTAGGGGTAGGCGTGTTCTCGGCATCGACGTCGTTCTCGCTGTCGCGGGGGCGTATTGAGCGCATGCTGCGGCTTCCGGGCGGTCTGGTGTACCGGAACATGGAGCGCCGCGTTCGCAGGGTGGAGCAAACGGCGGTACGGCTGGCGCCGGGGTCGATGAAGTTCGGGATCCGGTCCCAGATCCAGCGGGGGCCCGGGGGTGACTTCCGTGGGGTGGTGAAGTCGACGCACCCGGCATCGATCTATGTCCTGAACGGGACGCGGCCCCATCGAATCTTTCCTCGCCGGCCGGGCGGAGTGCTGCGCTTCGATGTTGGCGGGCGCGTGGTGTACGCCCGGTATGTGAACCATCCGGGGACTCGGGCGAACAACTTCCTGCTTGAGGCGCTCAGGCAGGCACGCTGACACCGGAATGATCATGATCGTGGTGGGGATTACCGTCGCCACATGACTGACCTCCTCAGCACTCCGACGCCCACCGGGCCCGGCGCCCCGCCGGTCCGGGACTTCACGCGCGCCCGTAAGCGCCTCGTGTTCACCATCGACGACGACACGTTCGAGGCTGCCTCGGTGCTGCCCGGCGACGTGTACGCCGAGTTCGTCACCCGCTACAACGGGGCCGGCGACAAGGAAACGTACAAGGAGCAGCACGAGAAGCTGAAGGACGCTCTTCAGCTGGCTCTTCTGCCTGCCTCGTATGAGCTGTTCACTCGGCGCCTGGCGGACAAGACCAACCCGATCGACGACGAGCAGATGTCCGAGGTCGTGCTGTGGCTGCTGGAGGCATATGGCCTCCGCCCTACCCAGCCGTCGCAGCTCTCATTGGATGGGTCACCGACCCCGGTGTCTGGCATGAGCTCGACGGAGCAGCAGCAGGCCGAGGAGTCGACCCAGGAAGTCTCCCTGCCGACCGCTTCCTGAACTGGATCTACGCCGCCATGCTCCAGCGATTGATTGTCCGAGACAACGAGTCTCCTGATGCGGCTCGGCGCAGGTTTGATGCGCAGCTGAGCGTCAAGCACTGGGGCACTCCGGTCCAGGAGATGACGCAGGCCGAGCCGGCAGGGAAGGCGGCGCCGTGGTGGTGGGACGAGGAAGAAGCAGCGCGTAGCTCGGACTTCTTCATGGAGATGGCCCGCTCGAAAGGAATGGTGTAGTGACTACACCCGCAGGCGGCGACGTTATCGGCGAGGCTCAGATTGAGGTCGACGCCAACACAGATCCCGCCACGCGGGCGCTACGCCAGTTTTCGCGGGATGCGCAGGGCAGGTTGCGTGACATCCGTGGGCGGTTTGTGACGGAGTCGCGACTCATCAATGGTGCTCTGGACGGAGTGGGCCGTCGTACCAGTGGTGTGGCGGGCATCCTGGGTGAGATGCGGGCGTCAGCTCTCCTGCTGAGCCCTGCGCTGGTTCCGGTCGCGGCCGCTGCGGTTTCCGTGGCGGCGAGCGCTGGTGCTGCGGGCGTGGCGGTTGGTGCTTTCGGCGCGGCGATCGCGGGGCAGATCAGCTCCATCACCGAGGCCACCCAGGCGGAGGATGAGTACACCGAGGCCGTTGAAGAGAACGGCCGGACGTCGCAGAAGGCTGCGGAGGCGCAGAACGCCTACGTGCGCCAGTTGCAGAAGATGCCTCCGGCTACGAGGACTGCTGCGGCCGCTCTGTCGGCGCTGAAGGACCAGTATCAGGAGTGGTCGGACAGTCTCGCCGATGACACGATGCCGGTCGCGACGAAGGCCTTCCAGGCTCTGGGTGCGGTGTTCCCGAAGCTGACTCCTCTTGTGCGGGGGACGAGCCAGGAGCTGGACCGGTTCGTCACGATCGCTGCGGCCGGCATCGATTCGCCGGGACTTGACCGGCTGGTGACGGCGTTCACCGAGTTCTCTACGGGGGTGCTGCGCCGCGCGAATGATGCGCTGGTGGAGTTCCTTCGGACGGCGAACACGGACGTCGCTACGGGGGGCTTCAGCCAGTTCCTGGACTACGTGCGGCAGAACGGGCCTGTCGTCCGCGAGACCGTTCAGAGTGTGGTGCAGGCCCTGTTGAACATTGCGCGTGCTGCGGCGGAAGTCGGCCCGGTGATCCTGACGGTGGTGAATGCGCTTGCTGGGATTGTGGCCGCGGTACCGCCCGGCGTGATCACGGTGCTGTTGCAGCTGGCGATTGCGATCCGTGCTGTGCGTGTGGCTGCTGCTGCTGCGGGTGCGATCTCGGGGGCTATGACGGCGCTGTCTACGTCGGTGGGTTCGGTGTCGGCTGCGGCGTCTGGTGCGACGGGTGTCTTGCCGCGGCTGGGTGCTGCGTTCATGGCGCTGTCGCGTACGGCGCGGGTGGCTATCGCGGGCACTGGTATCGGTCTGCTGGTGATCGCTCTGACGGAGTTGTCGGAGTCGAGCCGTAACGCGCCGCCGGATGTGGACCGGCTGACGACGTCACTTGCTCAGCTCGGCCGGAATGGCTTCGCGTCGGGTGAGGCGGCGAGCGCGTTCGGTCAGGATCTTGCTGGACTGCATGATCGTGTCAGCGCGTTGACGGATCCGTCGACGTTGGACAATGTGCAGCAGTTCATCGTGACCCTGGGCGGCCTGGGCAACTGGGATTCGACGCCGGTCAAGGAGGCCCGGGAAAATCTGGACGCGGTGGATCAGTCCCTCGCGAATCTGGTGTCTAGTGGCCGGGCGGACCTGGCTGCCGCCGCCCTGAAGCGTCTGTCTGCTGCGTACGGTGCCGGTGGCCGGGACACGAAGGAGTTCACGGACCAGCTCGACGCCTACGACGCTGCGCTGAAGAACGCTGCCTTTGAGCAGCAGCTCGCCGCGGACTCCATGGGTCTCTTTGGCCAGCAGGCGTTGAAGACGAAGGAGAAGTTGGATGCGCAGACACAGAGTGCGGATGGTCTGCGCGCCGCGATCACCGCGCTGAACGAGACGAACCGGGCCGGCATCAGCTCGGAGATTGCGTTCGAGCAGGCTCTCGACGACACGAGCCAGGCAGCACAGAAGATGACGGGGGTGTTCCGCGCGTCGGGTGGCCAACTTGATCTGAGCACGAAGAAGGGCCGCGACGCGGCCACCGCGTTGAACAACCTGGCGCAGCGCACGGATGAAGCAGCGGCAGCGGCACGTGAGTCTGGCCAGTCATGGACGGTCGTTAA